GCTTGCCGTTTCTGCACCTACTCGGACGGCTCCACCCGCAAGAAGGATCGGCCAGAGCTACATCTCCAATCAGGCATGCACACCGCCATGAACGAGCGGGACACTATGCCCACAGAAAAAGCCCTTCAGCTCATGGACGATCTTGGCGCCATTGGTACCAAGGCCATCACCTTCTCCGGCGGTGGCGAACCGCTACTGCATAAAGATATCGCCGTCATCATGGGCCGCGCCATCGAGGCCGGTCTGGATCTGTCAATGATTACAAACGGTCAGAGCCTGTCCGGCTTGCGGGCGGAACTATTAGGCCAGGCAAAGTGGGTGAGGGTATCGATGGACTACACCAGCTCCGAGCAGATGGTCGCTAGTCGCAACGTGCCAGAATCTTGGTTCGACGGCGTCATCACCAACCTCGAGCAATTCGCCAAGACAAAAACCCAGTCCTGTGATCTAGGCGTGAATTTCATAATTACAAACTACAACTACGAGGGGCTAGTGCCCTTTGCAAAGCGGCTCAAAGATATCGGCGTGGAAAACGTACGCTTCTCACCCGTCTACGTGCAGAACTTCAAAGAGTACCACGCCCCAATCGCCACCCGTGTGCGCGAACAACTGGCCGAATGCCAGTCATTTTGCGATTCAGACTTCACCATTAACACCACCTACGATCTTGATAGCCCAAGTAAGTCACCCGTTCGGCCATTCCATCGCTGTCTTTATGCTCAGGCGGTTTGCGTTGTCGGTGCGGATCTGGATATCTACGCCTGTCACAACACCGCCTACAGCAATCACGGCCGGATCGCCTCCATGAAAAACCAAAGTTTTGCCGAGGCATGGTTTAGCGAAGAAGCGCGGGCATGGCACAAGAACTTTAACCCTGGTGTCAGTTGCCTGCACGAGTGCGCCAATCACGCTAAGGTGGCACTGTTTGAAAAGCTGGCCACCGATAGTCACGATGCCTTTGTATGAACAAACAGGATCTAATTGATTTCGAACTGCGCATTAAGGCTCTATTTGAGCAGGGCAAGCTGCCATATTTGATCCATCTATGCGGGGGGAATGAGGATCAGCTCATCGAGATATTCAAAGACATTAAGCCAGGCGATTGGATTTTCTCAAGCCACAGATCCCACTACCACTATCTGCTCGCTGGCGGAGATCCCAATTTGCTTGAAGAAATGATTAGAGAAGGTCGCTCTATGTTTGTCTTTGACCGTAAACTGAATTTCTACACCTCGAGCGTCTTGGCCGGCACTTGCGGGATAGCGGCTGGAGTAGCGCACACGCTCAAAGAGCAGGGAAGCACGGCAAAGGTGTGGTGCTTTCTGGGCGATGGAGCTGAGGATGAGGGGCATTTTTATGAGGCCGTAAACTACGTGGCTGGGGCAGATTTACCCTGCACATTTATTATTGAGGATAACGATCGATCCGTGGATACGCCGAAGGCAGCCAGAGGAAAAGCCACGATGACTTGGCCCGATTGCGTGAAGCGATACCACTACACCCCAACGTTTCCGCATGGTGGGGCGGGTTGTAAAACCATGGTTACATTCGATCCATCCATTCGCCCTATCTGGTGACAAGGTGAAGAATATATGCCCGCCGTCACCATGCTCGATCGCCTTGTCGAAGCAGCCCTACAAGAGCTGCTGGCCACTACAGTCACTGGGGTTAATTATCACCTTAGCCACGACAAGACCGAGAATTTACCGCCATCCGTCGTCATTAAAGCTACCCTAGGCACGGAGGAGCCGGTGCAAGGATCGGGCGTATTCAGCGTCCCGGTAGATATTATTGTGGAGGATTCTTACGACGATACTACCGTCGATGCTCATAGCCAGAGGTGTAGCAAAGTATTGCAGGCTTTCTTTGACTCTAGCTCATTGGCCACTCGCCTTAATGCCACCACCGCGATCGGATCTGCCCGGTGCTATAACGCCAAGGTAGATTCCGTAGAGCCTGAAGCCGACGACGAGGAGCGCACCATGCGTCGCACCTACCGGTTGGCAGTGATTGCCATGCCTAATTCCATCGCAAGTTGACACAAAATTTAAGGCAATATGGCAGCCACAACAATCGGAACAACTGGCCTTCTTTTCGGTATCACTGCTGAATCGGGTGGCCTCGTACAATCTTTCACGGAAACCCGCAACGTAGAGCGTGCGGAAGTTAGAAACCAAAGCGGCGAGGTGGTCGGGGTTGGAATTTATAATCCTACCGATACCTTCGCCTTTTCTACCACTATCACCGGAGCCTATGCCACCACGGCAGGCGCGGTGCTCACGACCCTAGCCAACGCGACCAGCACGGGCGGCAAGATCATCGTGGACTCTGTCACAGTCAATAAAGCCTCGGACGGCTTTGTCACTGTGGACGTCTCCGCGACTCGCTTCCCCAACATGACCTAAGCCCGCAAGGGCGGTTAATGAGATCCTAAAATGGTTGATAGCTTCTGGGGTACAACAAACATAAAAGTAGCGGCTGCCGCTTCTGCCTTTGGAGCGAAGCTGCGCCAATCCGATCCCGTTACTTGCATCATCAAAGAAGATACAGGCCAGCGGCAGTTTACCTTTTGGTTTTCTATATCAGGCGGGGATGACGCAAAGGCCGAAATGGAACGCACCTGGGCGGATATGAAATCAGATCCAGAATCGCCCATTCGATACGTACGTGCTGCGCTTGAGAACAGGGAGACGTTGCTGGGCCTGATGAAGAGGGCCGAGCCGATTATGTCGATACAACGTGGCGGGCAGACTCTGCTAGTCAGCGAGCGTGCTAGCCCAGAACTAAAGCGGGCAATCCTAAAAAAACTATGAGTGAAGAAAATCTGCTGCAAGAATTAGACCAAGCATTTATCGAGGGTGAGCGATATTTTAAAGACGAGAAACTAGCGCCCTACACTGAGGGCAGTCGCCTGCTGATGTTGCAGGTGCGTGATGATGCCGATAGCCCCATCTTTTTTATCTACGCCTTTATTTATATCCACATCATGCTGGCCAAAAATCGAAAGGCCGCAATTAAGCTGGCATGGGATAGAGAGGCGTTTCGCGAGAAGCTGATGGAATGGTCAGAGACTATGACCGAGACAGACCGCGACAGTGCCGCCGTCCTTGTCTCAAGCATACTGAACCAATCAAACAAAGCGCGGGTACACGTCATCCCATCAGGCGTACCGCAACCACCGGGAAACGAGTAACGCCAGGCGGAACCGCCTCGAGCGTTTTCGTCCTGGCAAAAGAGACGGGGTGGTCGTTTCAAACTATTATGTGGGAAATACCGCTGCACCTAGTCCACCAAGCCGAGCACGTTTTTATGTACATCAATGGGGTCAAGCTGCGCCGGCCCTACACCGCTATTGGCACGGATATCCGTGACATGGAGAAAGCACTAGGACTATGAGCGCAAGCCTAACCGTTAACCCCACCAAGCTAGCGAGAGCCTTAAAAGCGTTTGTCGGCAACACAAAGCTAGAGGCGTCAAAGGAGATGCGGATACAGGCTAGAAACCTATGCGTCAGCCTGGCTAACTCTACTCAGCCATTCGGTAAAGATGCCAAGGCAAAGACCATAGGCGAAAAGGCGGTTACGAGAGACATCGATCGGGTTTATAAATCAGGCGCTACGGCAGTCAGAGAAATCGCCGCACTGCCCTTACCCCGTGGCAAAACCGCCACGCAGAACGCTAAGCAGGCAGCAGCTGCGCTGGCTGGACTTTTGCAAGGCAGAACTACAGGCAAACGCGGGACAAGGGTAATTAGTGAAGCACAAAAGCTACTAAACCGAATTAGCTCTAAGCCATACGTGAATACTCGGGTAGGTGAATTTGATCAAGGCAGAGCGCATGAAAACGCTAGATTCGGAATCAGGAAAAGCGTGCCAAAAAATCAATTTGTAGGACAAATAGTTACCAAGGACAACAAGCTAACTAAGTATTTTAAAGAGAAGCGCGGCAACGTGGGTATTGCTAAGTCAGGCTGGGCAGTATGCGCTGGATTGCTGGGGGGGTTCAGGGGCATCCCCAAGTGGGTCTACCGGCACACCGGCGGCGGCCGGGTAGTGGATCAATCGAAAGTGCGGCCCGGGGTATTCTCTAAGCCCTACATCTCTATGACCAACACGATCCCCTGGATTTCTGCCGTCATAAGCAAGGGAACCATCCAGAGATCCATTGACATACAGGTTTTAAAAATGATTAAACGCCTTTCAATTATTGCTTCTTACGAGAGCAAGAAAGCGGGCCTGTAATGGATGCCGTAGCCACAGCTAGGCTGGCGTTAGACGCCAGCGGTTTAGATCGCGGGCTAAAAAGCGCACAATCATCCGTGGCCAGCTTTGCTAAGCAAGCTGGGCAAGCATTAGCGGCTGGCTTTGCCTTTAACAAAATCGTCCAGGGATTTGCTAGCGCCATTGAAAAGGGCGACCAGCTGCAAGACATCGCTGAAAAGTTTGGCATATCCGCCAGCAAGCTACAGCTCTTGGGCAACGCCGCCTCGGTCTTTGGCAGTAATGTTGAGCAGGTATCGGCTGGACTGAACAAGCTATCACTAGCGCAGCAGAAGGCGTTGGCGGGAGATTCGGGGCTGCAGGCATCATTTACAGAAGTTGGACTGACCTTGGAGGATTTACAGAAGATGAAGCCGGAGGATATTCTTCTTAGGATATCCGACAGCTTTGCCAGCGGAGCGAACAATGGCAGGCAGTTTATTATCGTCAATGAACTGCTGGGCAAAGCGCAAACCGATCTAATCAAAGTTTTAAATCAAGGATCGACGGCCATCATGGAGCAGGGGGAGGCGATGGGGGTACTGTCTGACGATCAGATTGCGTCTCTTTCCGAAATGAGCGACGCCATTAAAACCCTGCAGATAACCCTGCAAAATGCTTTTGGGCAAATGGCGGTACAAATTATCCCCGTGCGTGACGCCTTCTTGCAGTTTGCAGAAGAATTAACCATGGTCGGATATGCTGCAAAGACCCTCCTGACTGGCGATTTAGAGGGCGCAATGGCGGTTATAGCATCAGCCAGAGAATCGCATGCCGAATCGCTCAAGCCCAAGGCAAAGCAGGCCAGCAAGACGCCTGTGATGACTGATGATCTTGAGCTGGCCAGCATAACCGAAGAGAAGAAAAAACAGGATAAAAAGCTATTTGATGAGGAGCTATACGATCTACAAGAGGCGTCGAGGCTTGAGGCTAGTAGGGATAAGACTTTATTTGATCGCATGATGCGCGATGCGGAATTTAACCGTGATGAAAAGAAGCGAATCTTAGCCTTGGAAAAGGGAACAGCCGAAAAAAATAGAGAGATTATCATGCGGGGGATGGAGGCGTCGGGCACCATACTAGACAAAGCCCGTGCATCCGCTGAGAGGCTAGGCAATTTTAACCTGGTAAATCAGATTGATCGCGAGCGTAACATCCAGCAGCGCGAGACAGACGTGTCCTTACTGCAAGGATTGGGAGCACGGCCAGACAGTTTTGGCAGGCGCACTAACGAGCAGGTATCAGCTCTAACACAAACCGAGGGCAATCTACAACGCAGCCAAAACTCCGAACTACTGAAAAGTTTTACCGATATGCAAGGGCTTGTGAATAGGATCTCGGCTCAAATCGATAAGCGTCTAGGCGTACCCATTTTAAGGACGGCTAACTAATATGTCCGCCGTCATTATCAATACAGCTCTGAACGCTGGGCAGAAGATTCTACGCAAAACGCAATCTTCCAGCGAGGTCGACGGCTTGGTGACTATTGCCGAAACCTATGTTATCAGATCGCAGGACGCCGCGAGTCTGGAGCCGGATCGCAACACAAGCCACGCCAGCTTCTCCACTGCCACTAACAAGTATGGCCGCATGCTAGTAGAGACAACTAGGGTCGAGCCGCTGGATGGCGATTTAGCGGAACTCATCGTAACCTATGTCGGCCTAGACTACGCTTCTGGATTACCCCCAGCCTACATCACCGTAGTCGGCCAACCCGGAGTGGGCGTGTTTGGCGCAGATGCGTCAGTTGTGGTGAAATATATCAGCCAAGACTCACTATTTGATGCGCTAAAAGGGCAGGTATTAAGCCTTGCGATTGGAGGATCTAATCTTATTTTGCCAACAAAAAGACTAATGCCGACAAGTATTAACGGAACTGCAATGCCTCCAAATCCAAGGCAAAGAGAATATAGAAGAAGTGCAAACCTATCTGAAATTATTGCAGCAGACGCAGCACTTAATAGAGGCACTCTATTCTCTGGCTCTATATCATTTTTTGCCCCGACTATTGAATGGCTTTATGCGGGCTATGTGCAGACTGGTATTAGTTTTGCTCGGCGCGGGTCATTTAATCAAGTTGAAGAACAATTTACCGAATACTTCAGAGGTACAGATGGCTTTTATACAACCGATGGAATTATTAACATTAACAAAGTACAATCATTTAACAGGGGCTATAACTTCCCCTTTTAATAAATGCCACTCCTACCGCAAGCAGTTAGTCGGCCACTACGCAAACTCAACCCGACTCCGGCTGGGGTGGGGATTGGTGCGGAATATATAAATAGCATCATAGATAGGATTGAAGATTTGGTGCTAACTGCCCAATCACAAAAGCCAGTAGCGGGAAACAATATCCAGATTAACTATACGGCTCAAGGTGCAGTCATCAACGCAGTCACACAATGATTGCACCCAAAATCCTGCTTGTAAAAGACGGGCAAATCCTATCGGTCGGCCTTGTTAATAATATAATCAGCAGAATCGAATACGCCGCTGATCTGTTGCGACAATATAAGCTAGTCGCTGGTGACGAAATGTATGTCGAGCCTCACTTTGATGGGACGAGGGTGAGTTATTTACAACCGGTTGCGGGCGGAGCGTCGCCCCGGCGTCCGCTTTTGCCTTTTCCCTATCCGACCGATGTTACCCCCCCCACAAACCCCACTATATTGGGTTGTGGCGATTCTATTGCTTGGAGTAAGAATGATTTTTTTGGATTTGATGTATGTCCAACAGTCGGGCCGCCGTGTGGTTCTGGCGAGATATCGTGCGCTGGACGATCTGTTAGCGGATATATTGTTAGCTCTGGAATCTGGCCTAATTCGTGCCTAGCAAGCCGCAGTCCTAGTTGCGCGTTTAGTGCAAATTGGGACGATTCTGGAACTTTGGGTGATTTTATAAAGCCTTATGTGCTTTGCGTTAATACCCCGCAGTCTGGAATAATCACAGCCAAAAAGGGTTCGTATGACGCCAACAATTTCTTTCTTTATGTGGACTATACAGCAAACAACGGGCCACAAGGAGGGCCATACGGCTTTACTGGCTCTGGGAGCTTTTCGTTGGTATGAACCCATTTGATTTTGACTATTTTTCGGAACAAGTAAAAAAGATGCGGCAAGTTTCGCTGGCATTGGCTAGTTATGCTGGCGACAATTTCAGGAACGCCACCAAAGAAGAGTTTGATTCTCGCAAAAGAATTTGTGATAAATGTGCGTTTTGGAATAATCTGGGTTTTGCAGGAATTGGTAAATGCGAAAAATGCGGGTGTAGCATCGCAAAGCTAAAAATAGCTAGTAGTAAATGCCCTATTGGTCTTTGGAGTTCAATAGAGATTGACACCCACTCACCCTAAATGGCCTCTACCTTAGATCTATACATCGACACCGCCTCTGGAAGTCTTATAGATGCAGGGAGCGTGGTTGGGGGCGCATTGCCCACACTAACCCGCAACGACACCTATACTCTTCGTTTGCGCTTGCTTGAGAAACAGCCTAACGGCTCACTAGACGACATCGATCTATCCAGTTCCTCTCTAAAGGCCGCCATCGGGAACATCGAGGAAGCCCCCTCCAGCGGGTCGTTTAAGTTAAATATCAACGGCATTACATCCTCAGCTATCCCATTCAATGCCACCGCCGTCTGCGTGTTTAACGCCATCTCGAACAATGTCTCTACGGTTGCTCTTTACGGAAGCGAATCTTTTGGCTCGTATCTATTGACCGCCACACAGCCCAATACGGCCATGTCGTTTGGGTCGGAGGCTTTCACACTTTTCCCAAGTAGTTCTGTTCTTGTTGGAACACGCAGAAACCCAGCCACCAGCATTGAGGCACAGCAAGTTGTTAGGCTGGTGCGTAATCCTATTGTTTATGCAGACACTTTTACCACCGCACCCACAACTGGTGAGATCGTCCTAACAAAACTACAAGATGGGTCTGCTACCCAGAATGAAACCTATGAACTAAGTGTAGGGCCGAGAGTCTTGGGGGGTTCTTATGCCTTGGCCTTTGGTACAAACGCCACAACTGCCATACAGCTTTTTACAACCGCCGTATCTGTTCAAGCGGCAATTAGTGCTGGCATTAATACAATCACATCAAATGTTTCTGTCGCTGATAACGGCAAGTTGGGCTACATCATATCTTTTACTGGTCGATTTGCATTAACTAATATAACCACAGCATTAACCATAGACTCTACTGGCGTTAATTTTATTCCATTCCAACAGACCACCCTTACAATTAACACGGCAGAGGTGGAAGATGCCTTTGCTGATTCTGGGGAGGCAACCATAACGCCTACTCTGGAAATTGAACTCACTCAAAACGGAACGCCCAAGACAGTTTACCAAGGGAATGTTACAATACGAAAAGATTTAATTACGGCAGGAAGCACGGTTCCGGGCGCACAAGCCAGTTATTATACCAAGGCAGAAGCAAACGCCGCCTTTGTCAGCAGTCAAAATGATGTTGGATTCTATGGGACTACCGCCATATCCAAGCCGGAATCTACAAATGTAGTTTCCGCATTGGTGAGTCTGGGCCTAATAGCCAACACGGTTACTGTTGGAGTTGTTGGTGGTAGCGTCACATTCCCAACCGTAGCCTTAACTGGCTCTGCAATCACAGTAACAGACAATATCCCATTTGTATTTGGGACAACTAGCGGAAGCAAGTTTGGCACGGCAACAGGGCAGAAGATTTCTTTCTACAACTCAACCCCCATCGTTCAGCCTTCATCTACGAATGTAACAAGTGCCTTAGTCAGCCTTGGGCTGATTGCGTCATCAGTCACGCTCGGGCTACCCACCAATGTTGTAACCGATTGGAGCGGAAATGTGTCTGCTACAACAAGGTTCTTGGCCGACTCGTCTGCGGTAACTTCAGTCGATTGGGGGAACAGAGTTCTTAAAACCTCTAGTGGCGCTACTGCGGTTAATTGGCAGACAGGGGCTTTTGGTTCTGGCCCAACTGTTGTAACCATAGCCGCCAACAATGTCGCAATCTCTGGCAGTTATTATATTGCGATGGGGACTGAGAATGGTGCTTTTAGAACTCTCTCAACCTTGGCATCTGTTACCTTTGGAGCGGTTGCTAGCAACGATCAACACTATCGTGATGTCGTGGTGACTGGTGCGGCAGTAAACGACATTGTTTTGATTGGCCTACCATCAGCAGTTTCAGCGGGGGCAGTCATTCAAGGCGTGGCGTACAAGGCAAACACCGTGTGCCTCTCTTGCAGTAATTCAGATAATGGCACGATCAACATAAACACCGCCACCTACCGAATTACGGTTTTAGATTATGCCTAGCCTATCTGAAGCGTCTTTTGGCGAATGTAGTTTTGTTAGTATTGAACCGTCTTTAACAAACCTACTCCTCTGGCTAGATGCCGAGGTTAATGTTACAGAATCGGGTGGCCTAGTTAGTTCTTGGGATGATAAACGAAACAATGGATTAGGATTTACTAGCTCTGGTGCTTCACGACCAACAAAATCTGCCGGGTCAATTCTTGCTAGTGGCTCACAAAGCATGACCAACTCAACTATTTCCCTGCCCTCCTCTTATAGCGTTTTTGTTTTGGCTAACTACACTCCAGCTTCCTCATTTCGGCGTTTAATCAATTTTGGTACAGCCGATTACTTTTTCTTCTTTGGCGCAATCGGAGCAGACTTTGCCACCTTTTCTGGCAATGGTTCCGCTTCTTGGAACGACACCACCGCCAACAGTCCAACCCAAACAATAGGGTCAACTTTCAGAATTTTAGCCGCCACAAACAACAATGCGTCTTTAATCCCATACTTTAATAAAACCGCACAAAACACAAAAACTGGCACAACCACAACAAGCACAGGCATGATTTTATTTACCGGTGGGGGCGGTGGTTCTTCGCAATTTTGGAGCGGCAACCTAAAAGAGATTTTAATATATAGTGGGGTTGTCTCAGATGTTGATAGAAATATAGTGTTTGATTATCTTTCTTTTAAGTACGGCATCTAGCCCCTTGACACGGGTTTGAGAGTTATATGGCATACGATCTTCAAATTAATCAAGACACATCCCTTACCGTTGGCGAATATGGCGGCAGAGTTGCAACCACTACTGCAGCCGTCACAGGCAACTTTCAGGCCATCCAGTTTATTTCTGACTCATCCTTTACGTCCGTTAGTCAAACCGCTCTTGCTGGCTCTGCCTTGACTGGAATTACATTCCCGGCTGGCTTTGTTCTGTTCGCGGCCGTCACCGCCTTTCAGCTCGCTACTGGTGGGGCAATCGCTTACACGCGGGGATACTAAACGATGAACCTCGGCCTTGGCCTGAGGCTTCGTTCGGTCTTATCATCAGGCGGCACGCCCTTAATCCCGCAATCTGGCCTATCCCTATGGCTAAAAGCTGATGCTGGGGTCACACTTTCTGGTTCAGATGTAACAGCGTGGGCAGATCAGAGCGGAAATGGAAATAATGCAACATCTCCAACAATCGCCCCAACATTTGTATCCTCTTCAATAAACAGCAAGCCAGCAATTTCATTTAATAACGATAGCTCTTGGATGCAAATACCACAAAACAGCATTGGAAACAGCGGCAATATATCAATCTTTGTTGTTTTGAATTATGTTTCTGGTGCAGTAATTCTGAATAAAGGAGATGCCGCATCCTTTGAGGCTACGGTTTGGGAGCTTACGACTAATACTGGATTTGGGTTTGTAAATAATGATGGGGGAGAATTTAGTTGGAATGTTGTTCCTGTAAGCCCAGCAGAAAATACCCCACTTCTTTTAGAGGGATTTTCAAGCGCAGGAGTTTCACAACTTGCATTCAACGGAACTAATAGTGGAGACCCATCTGGTGCAAATGCTGGATTTAATGATATCTCACAATATATTGGAATTGGTGGAGGAGGGGACGGAGGGTCGACTGTCAGCCCTCTTGACGCAAGAATCGCTGAGATTATTATTTACAATAGACAAGTAACAAGCCCAGAACGCCAGCAAGTTGAGGCGTATCTGAATACTAAATATGCGATTTATTAGCCTAGTCTTAGTTTGCATTGCCTTATCCTCCTGCTCTCCACGGCACACCGAACCCGACACTGAGCTCCCTCGCTATTCAGATATGGGAGCTGCTGCCGACGCAGGCCAGGTGAAATGAATGACTGCGCCCGACGATCGCAACACGCCCGGCTGGCGTGAATTTACTGCCAGCCTGCGCTGGCTTGAGGCCGAGGGATATATCGAAATGTTTTACAACGAAAAGGGCGAGGAGATGGTGCGGATCGCGGAAGGCGCAGAAAACGCAACGCTATGAGCACCGACCAAGTCGCTGAACTTTCAGAGCGGTTAAGCCTAGTCCGAGAATCAATCGCCCGGATCGAAACTCGCCAGGGCGTTATTATGGATATGCTGGAACGCTCACAAGCCAGCCTGGGCGAGTATCACGGCCGCCTAACCAACATGGAGCGCGACGCCCACACGATTAAGACTAAACTCTGGCTTGTGGCGCTGGTATCCGGGGCAGTGTTCAGCACGATCTGGGAACTGATTAAGCGCCGGCTGAGCTTTTGACACCTCGTCTGCTGGCATGGACATACTCAATAACATACTCAATAACTGGCAGTCGTATCTCGGCGCCCTCTCGGCCGTGCTTGTCGCCGCCATCGCAGTCGCCTCTCTCATCCCTGGCGACCAGCCGGAGAAATCCCTGCAAGCCGTAGTTGATTTTCTCAGTAAATTCTCGAGAAAGTAGTCGCCCATGATCGCCGGAATTTTAACGGCACTTGGCGGGATAACTGGGATCGTATTGTGGTTTTTAAAACGCAAATCGCCTTTGCAACGCAACTGGGAAGCCATAGAGCTAGAGCGACGCAGGCGGCAGAGGGACATCGATGCGTGGTGGACTAAACGCCCTCCTACTGATTAGCGCTCTGGCGCTCTGCAGCTGTGCCACGACGCAAACGCAAGACGGCCCGCCGCCTAGCCCAGACAGCATCTCGTACTTCATCTACGCCTGGGACAAAGCCGAACGCACCAATTCCCCGTGTCCACAGGCTTATCGAGACTTATTTGCGGAATCGCTCAAAGCGCTTTCTGATAGCCTGGCAGAAACTGAACGCGAGCGAGCGAGGCAGTGACTACACTCACTGAGGCTGGCTCCCGCACCATGCGGGCGATTAGCACACTAGACGTCGGCTTTCAAAAACAGGTGAGGGGATGGGTAAATGAGATGGTTACCAGCCGGATCGAGCCGCTGATCTACTGCGGCCGTCGCACAATGGAGGAGCAGTCGGCGCTCTATCAAAAAGGAAGGACAAGCAAAGGCAAGATCGTGACCAAGGCCAGACCAGGGGAAAGTTATCATAACTACGGGCTGGCGTTTGATTGGGTGCCGCTAAAAAGGACGGCAAAGAATGCGGATCTATGGGTCGCAAATTGGGACGATGAAACCGCTTTTCGACTAGGCGAGCACGTGGGGCTGAGCTTTGGGCTAGTCGGCGTCAGCTGGGAGACAGGCCATTTGCAGACAAATTTATACAAGACATGGCGTGACATTCCACGCAAACATGTGGAACAGGTTAAGGTTAAGGACATACCGCAAAAATCAAAGGCCACTAGCTTAGTCAGCAGGCGGCCATGGAGTAGCCGGTGAGCCCCGAACACGAGAAGCACTTGGCCGGCATTTTGTCGGATCTAGTAAAGGACGTGGATGCCAAGTACCGCAAGGGGCAAGAGCAGCACGGGGGAGCGTTGTGGCGCAGGCCCGTGTGGAAGGATGCGTGGGACGAATGCCTAGACCTATGCGCATATCTACACACCTTGCGCATGCAACTTTCGGTAATCGCCGATCTGGCTTTGCGGGGTGCGAGTGACGAGAGCGTGGCCGCATCGTCTAGCAGGGAGAGCTGCCGTCAGATTCTCGCTGTGCTCGAAGGATTCCCCAGCGCAGTCGACAAAAAGTGAGGGTCATTCGGAAATGGAAACGGTGGCTGGCGGTCAGCTGCTCCCACGGTCACCTAGCGAATGCGGCTGCCTGCAAAAGTGCGCTCGAGATGAAGCGCCGGTGGCAGCCTGATACCATTCTGCACTTAGGTGATTTTCTGGATCTATCTGGGTTAATGGGTTCAGCCCGCAAAGATCCAGACAGCCCAGAGCGATCTACCAGCATACGGGAAGACTTTGACGCAGGGCTAAATTTTCTACGAGAGCTGGCCCCACAGATCGTATTTGAGGGCAACCATGAGCACCGCCTGACGTCCCTACAATACTCACCATCAGCCATTGTGGCGCACTGCTGCACCTCTGCGCTGTCCGAGATCCATAACGCCTGTAAGGATCTGCGGGCGCAGTACGTGTCTTACGATATTGAAAAAGGCTGGCGAGAGCTGGGCGGAACGGCATTCGGGCACGGCTTTATGTTTTCGGAGGCAGCCGTCAGAGACCATGTAGAAATGCTCCGCAAGCCTGTAGTTATGGGCCACCTACACCGCGTTGATCGCGCAGCCGCGCGAAGCATCGGTGCGCCAGTCGGTTGGTCGATCGGGTGCCTAGCCGATATCGCAAGCATGCACTACGCCAGGCGCCAGCGGTCGGTTACCAGGTGGCAGCATGGAGTAGCCTGGGGCGAGTACGCAGAGAGCGGGGAAGGGTGTACGGTGAACGTGCTAACCCCAGTAGGAGGCGTATGGCGATACCCGGTGTAGATTGGGCAGCGGCCCTAGACGCTTACGTGGCCGGGGATCGGGAGGAGGTAGTGCCGCCGGGGTGGTTTACGAAAATTGATATCGCAAAGCTGTGGGGTAAAACGCCGGTCTACACAAACAAGGTTTTAACGCGAATGATGAAATCTGGCGGGGCAGAGAGAAAAGTATTCTCGATCAGAATAAAAATATGCGACCGAGGCAGTAAAGTAGGGCATTGCCGCAGGGTGCCGCACTATCGGCTAACGCCTAGCAAATCACGCAAAAGCTAGCGTCTATTTTCTTTTGCCAGCTCCTTGACGAGCAGAGTGGTGATAAAGGCAGATAAACTTAATCCACCCTTCTTGGCCATTCGCTCGCCGTTGCGTTTCACTTTTGGGTCAATAGTAAGGTTAGTTTTGACCTTCTTCATGAGGGTCATTGTATGCGTAATAAATACGCATTCAAGTATAAAAAGAAAAGTTAATGCCCAAAAGAAAAGTATTGCTAATACGCCGTGTATGCGTAGCAAAGGCGTATGCCTCGCCGACCACTCAGCGGTTTAAAGTCTGAAAAGACCAACATTGTTCTTCCGGTTGGGGTAAAAAAGGCGTCGCAAAAATTGGCGGCCGCTCGCCGCGTTTCGCTTTCCCAGCTGATAACTCAGTTGCTTGCAAGAGCGGCGGGAGAGCAAAGCTAGACATTTATGAGCTCAGTGCGTCTCAACGATACGGCCATGAAACTGCGCAAGCAGGATCAAGCTCTTTCGCTTCGCCAACTAGGCGCTGCTTACGGCCTCGGCTATGTGCGGATTAAGCAAATGCGGGAACTGTCAGGCTTTCCGCTGATTGCGGGCAAGGTAATTCCGTCTGACTTTGATCAGTGGAGGCTGATGCAGACTGGCCTAAATTTACCGCGTCCCGCAGATCGTCTACGCAGTGCCGCTGGTAAAGCTCATGCACTAGCGTCGAGGAGTGATTCACGAGTCTCATGGCGACAGATTGCGAACACCCTGAAAGACGAAGCCTGGTTACACGAGTTACGCGAAGGGAATGGAAGCAGTGACTTTTAAGCCCGCAAATATCCAAGAGCCTACGCCAGCAAAGCGAAGCTCGCGTGCGGGGAACGATACAAGTGACCTTGCGTCCCTCGGCCTTCATTCTGGCCAGCATGGGTTCGATGGCGGCCGGGATGGGAATGCTAAACGATTTGCCGGTGCCACCCTTGGGGCAGGGGAAGGTAAGGACGCGATTCTTCAGATCGACGCACTCAAGCGGGATCTGTGTCTCACGAAGTCGGCAGCCGGTAGCCAAGGCAATCTCAAAGCTGATCCGCATCCATTCGGGCACGCCTTCCACGGCCAAAGCCTTCCGGGTGATTTTAATTTCATTGTCCGAAAAGACAGGTTTAACCCGGGCTATCGGGCCCCTTTTAATTCGGTAATCCAAAAGAGCAACGGAGTCCATTTTACCCAGCAATCTACCTTGCCTGTGAATCCATTTGATAATCTTCAAATCTTGGCACGCTTGGTTCCGTCCAGCCTTGCCGCCGGACGTGCGGGGAAGGCTTTGGCGCCATCGCAAATAAATCTCACAATCATTTGCAGAAAACGCTTGCAGACTAATCTTTTTCTCACTAATAAATCTCGCCAGATGACGCCACGAATTTTTGTAATAAACTTTTGTCAGAGGGCAAACGGGGTGATTTTCAATCAAATCATCAACCCAGTCGTGGCCACAATCTTTTCGCTTTTCGTTAACGCCAAGTCGAGCTGCGTCAGCCGTTGCCTTTGCGCGATGCAGAGTATTGTCGATTCGGTAGCGGGTGCTTTTGCTACGCCATTTTCCAGTCGGGTCTTTAAAACGTATAAAGAACCAAGGGCTGCCGCGTTTCTGGTAAGAATACGCCATGGTGATAACGGTAACATTTACTTAGTTTGACGCAATAATATACTATGACCCCCCAAAGCATAATAGATCAAATCGAATCAGGTAATTGTACCGTGGGTTCAAATCCCACCCCGTCCGAGTCTTATCACTACAACGACTTACGCCGAAACGGTAACACGGCAGTAATAACTGAGCCTAAAAAGAAGCACTACCAGCAACATTCTCTTTTAATTCGCGGCGGGTATCCGGCGGAGCCTGCTTACCACCCTAACCCCTCCGTCGCCCGCATGTGGAGCGCCCAGCGATGATCTCTTGGGAGCTAATGCGCGACCTGTCGCAACTGAGCGGCTTTATCGTGGGCTGGGCGCTGTTTGTCGGAGCGGGAATCGGCGGCCTTGTGGTTTGTCTGCTCACTCTCTGCTGGGTGATCGACGTAGTTAAAAAACATCTAAAGGAGTGGCTGTGATTCGCGACCTAGAAAAAGAGGGCGTGTTGCCAGCTACCGCCAGCCAGAGCTACGGATCGGCTCAGCTTTCCCAGACCACTGCTCTGATCGATCTACAGGTTAAGCACCGCGATCTCCGCAATCGCTTAGATCGCATAGAGGAGATTCTTGAAAGCCTCTTAAAGAAAAGCGGGGTGCAATCGTGAGCGCACTGGCTGGCAAATTTATGCTGCTCTGGAAAGTAGCCGGTGGCCCGGAGCTAGTGGCCGAGCACACGTTTCACCCTACCCGCAAATGGCGCTTTGATTTTGCCTGCAAATCCGCCCGCTGCGCAATCGAGCTGGATGGTGGGGCGTTCCTGCCGTTCGGAGGCCGTCACGGCCGTGGGATGGGGATGGTTAAGGACTGCGAAAAATATCGAGCAGCTGCCGATCTTGGCTGGCGCATCTGGCGCTTTACGACCAAGTGCATCACGCAGGAAGCCGTTGCGATGACCGCTAAATCCTTTCGCTTGTCGATGAAGGAGAAAAAATGAGCGAACCAAAAGAACCTACTGAATTTAAAAACGAGAAGCCTGACTACGAAAACGAAGTCTATGAACGCGAGAAGGCTGATTCCGATTACGAGTTTCGGCGCTTCTGTGATTACTACGGCAACAACCGCAGGGGGTAATTATGACCGACCTAACAAAATTCCGCCTGATCGAAAACATTGAAGTAATGGCCTGCCGTAACTCAGCCGAGCGAGTGGTGAAAGCGCTGAACCGTGGCGAGGTGCAACAAGCCAAAGATTTGGCCCGCAAGCATGAGATCGCCTGGCACATCACTGATCGTGAATTTCAAACCCTAAACCAACCGCATCGGAACAGCGATTTTTGCGATGACGAATAGTCAAAGCAAAACCAAGAAACCAAAACAAAGAAAGGAAATCCTAGTATGCCAATAGTAGCTAGTCGGGGTGGCACATACACCCCAATGCCCGAAGGATCGCACGACGCAGTGTTCTGCGACGTAGAGGATCTGGGCGAAGTAGAAACGCAGTACGGAAAGAAGCACCAGATCCGCTTGGTGTGGCAAAGCGCTGACAAAATGGAGGACGGCCGCCCGTTTACCATCGGCCGGCGTTATGGCTTGAGCCTGCACGAAAAGGCAGCGCTCTTTAAAGACCTCAAGTCTTACGCCAAAAAAGCCCCACCGCAGAATCTGGATCTGGAAACGCTCATCGGTAAGCCGTGCACGATCCTTGTAGTGCACGTCGAGCGTGACGGATCTACCTACGCGAACGTGCAGGCAGTACTGCCAGCCGGCGCAAAGAAAGTGACCGTGGATAAGGCGTTCGTGCGGAAAATAAACCGCAACGGCGCGACAACCGCAACCGAGTTAGATCACGACGGAAACCCCGTCCCGTTCTAGCCATTTGGCTGGGGTGGGCAATTCCCACCCTGGCCAGAAAGATTTTATGGAAATCCTAACAATCGTAATTCAAATAATGCTGCCGCTAGTAGCCGTCGCGCTGGGGCTGCAACTCATGCGCGCAATCGGAAGGTGGAACTGATGGCACCGATCATCGTCACCGCTAAAACGGAATCGGCGCACTACTACTTGGCGTCGGGTGAGTCTTGCCACGGTGATCTGCGATCCGCTCGCAAGGTGGGGGCGTTTCCGTCCGTGACCACAATCCTCGGAGCGGCTGGCCCTAGTAAACAGGGGCTAATAAATTGGAAAGAGGAGCAGGCGATTTTATCTGCCTTGTCGCTACCAAGAAATGAAGGAGAGGCAGACGGGGACTTTGCTAAGCGGGTGGTATTGGACAGCAGAAAGGAAGTGGAGGCTGCTGCACTTCGCGGAACTCACGTTCACTCCCTGGCTGAAATTATAATCAATGGCGAGGAGCCTGGTGAGCTAGTGAAAGGCTACGAGGAGCACTATGCGGGCTTGAAAGAATGGCGTGAGTGTTGCGTGACTAAGGTGCATGAAAGCGAGTCCGTCCTGGTTAACGAGGCCGAAGGCTACGCAGGCCGAGTGGATTTGATCGCCGACATCCACGGCGTAATTGAGGTGGTAGATTTTAAGACACGGAAATTTAAGAATGGTAAGGCTGCAGGCTACGAAACCGATCTGCTTCAGCTCAGTGCCTATGCGTACGCTTTCACGGACGAGGGGATGGCTTGCCGAAACATTCTAATCGATCCAGCCACCGGCCAGTTGCAGGAGATCCGTTATACCGCCGAGCAAGTTGCCCAGGCGTTTGATGCGTTTACGTCCATCTGCAAGGTGTGGCGTTGGTTGAAAAAGTACGACCCGCGTGAGGTGCAGAATGATTGAGGTGCTGCCAGAGGAAACCACCCACGACCAGTTACTTAACCGCGTGCGATCGCTTGCCCGGCAGTTAGCGGAGGCCAAGGCAGCGTTGGCAGCTAGCGAGGCACGTGAGAACGATCTGATCGATCGGATAAGGAGCGGGCTATGAGGATGTTGCTTTCGTTCATCGCCCTATTGGGATTCACAACCACAAAGCTAGGCAACGCACTAATCGACTTGCGCCCGATCGCCAAGAAGATTGACGTGAAGAAAATTAAGGTGCGCATTACTGGCTACTGGCCAGGTGAGGATGAGTGGAGCAGTCGATATCAGTCGAGCACCGGCACACGCCTGCGGGCTGGCCGTCACTGCGCCGTCGATCCCGACATCATTCCGCTAGGGCGAAAGATTCGCCTTATTGGAACAGCTTGGGAATGGAAGGCAGTCGATACGGGCACAGCCGTTAAAAGCAAAAAAGCAAGCCGAGGGAAATTGCCGGTAGTCGATGTATTTGCCGCAAGTGAGAAGCAATTTAATTGGATGCGCTTGCCCAAGGTGGCAACCGTGGAGATTCGGGAATGAGCACAAAAGCCGCCACGTTCGCGTCTAAACGCAATCGCGCTGCTGGCTTAGGCGATACACGGCCGACGTTCCGCCGGCTGGGCCTGATCGTTGGCAAATTGCGCCGCGATCTGTGCCTACCCAGCTCTGCCCGGTTAGGCGTAGAGCTTGAATGTAGCTACAAAACGATTCAGCGGGACATCGACTTGCTCAGAGATTTCTTTGGCTACCCGCTAGAATACGACGCCCGCAAGTACCACTACAAACTGGCGGGGCCGCTGCCGAAGGCGGTGCTGTGAGCCTGCAGATTCTTCTCGCCATGTTCGCCGGCCGAGTCATCGGCACCTATACGCCGGAGCAGTATGCAAACGCAGTCCTAACCGCGCGAGCTGATCGCATGCGGTGGGGAATGGGGCAGTGGTGAGCGTAATGACGACTTTAAATTTAACCGCTCAAGCCCTAGGAATTACAAAACAGGCTATCTCAAAAAGGCTAATTTCTTTAGCTGAAGAATATGATGTGCGCCTTGACTTTCAGAGAAGCGACAGAGTTCGCGAGATTTACGCTAAACGTGCAAAACGTGTTTATAAGAAAAGAAAAAAAGAAGCCCCTAAATTTAACATTAAATCGTTAATAAACGGCCTATGTCAGTAAAACGCATCACTTGGCAAATCGAAATCCTTGAGCGGGCGAAGAAAAGCCTGATCGACGGCCGGCTGGTAATAGCACGCAGTCGGCTGGATATGGCGCTGCACATAGCCAAGGAGCTGCTGAAGCGGGCGCAGACGTACCAGAAGCGAGACGCGGAGAAAAAAAAATGAGGGCGTTGTCGTGGCTTCTATACTGGTTAGGAGATCTGGTTAGCAGAACTTTGTGCCGCTGGGGCTTGGCGGGATCGCTCTACCAGAAACTGATGCTCTGGTCGGTCGAATGCGACAAGGATTTTAACGTCTGGAAAGAAGTCAAACCCCGCAAAAGGAGAAAACGCAAATGAAACATCTGGGTGAAATTAAGTTTGGCAAATCGCGACCTGACCGAACGAAGTACGTGAAAGTCGATATTCACATGAGCGATCAAACAGGCGACCAGCTTTTCAGGCTGGGCTTAATCGCTTTAAAGCATGATCGGGAAGCAGTCATCGAGTACGTGTTTAAGAAGGCACTACTAGAAATGTGTAAGCGTCGGTGATTGCACTGCCCCCAGCCACCGAGGCCGTTTACCACAACGGGGCGCCGGAAGGTGAGCGCAACAATCAGCTATTCCGCATGGCGCTCCAATTCCGTGATCAGGGATTGTCGCAGTTTGATGCGGAGTCAGAGGCAGAGATCTGGGGCTTTAAGAATGGGCTAACGCAGAATGAATGCGTGGCGGCCGTAAAATCCGCTTACAGCAAGCCAGCCAGGGAGGCGTGGCGGCCAAAAGCAAAGTACGGCTATCAGAACGGGGCTATTGTGCGGGAGGATCTGCCGGTGCCACCCATGCCGATCAGCGTGGAAAGTGGGCCGGTCGATAAGTTTTTAACAACCTGTTTCGACGTGGGTGATAGTATCAATATCTGCCGATCGATTAAGGACGGCGACCGCGAGCGGCCAGACGGTGCTGGCGAAACTCGCACCCGTGAGGAATGGCTAGAGCTTTTTAAGGGCGATGGGTTGAAGGAATGGCAAGGCGATGCAGTGGGCGTCTACGTGTCGATTAACGCGAACAACGGCAAGAACCGCAAAGCCGAATCGATTACCAAGTTTCGCCATTGCCTAATCGAGTTTGATGAAAGCACGTTGCAGGAGCAGTGGGCCATTATTAAGCGCAGTGGGTTGCCTACGTCGTCGATTATTAAGAGCGGTGCCCGGAGCCTGCATGCGTGGGTGGACGTGAGAGCGGCCAATGCCAAGGAGTTTGCCGAGCGTGTAGATTTTATTTACAAGCACTTGGAGCACTCAAAGCCTGATTCTGCCAACAAGGACGCCGGCCGGTTGTCTCGGTTGCCAGGGGCTATGCGCACCGCTACTGGCCAGCAGCAGGAGTTGGTCGAGTGTGGCGCACCAACGCTGACTTACATCGAATGGCAAGAGCGCACGATGTATGGCGATTTGCCTGAGCCGTATAAGTGGGAGGATTTAGTTAACTTTAAAGAGGATTGCGATCCGACGCAGCTGCTAGGCAAGCGGTGGATCTGCCGTGGCGGATCGGCGCTGTGGGTGGGTAGTAGCGGGCTGGGTAAGAGCGTGCTGTGCTTGCAGGCCGCGATCACCTGGGCATGCGGGCGTGATCTGTTTGGCATATCGCCACATGGCAAGCCGCTTAAGTCGCTCATCGTTCAGGCTGAGAACGATGAGGGCGACGTGGCAGAGGCGCTGCAGGGTATTCTGAAGGCGTTAGATTTAACGCCGGAGGAGCTGCAGATGGTTAAAGAAAACATAGTCATCGTGCGTGACTGTACGTCCACGGGCGAACGGTTTGTCGATCGCATGCGTAGGCTAGTCGAAAAGCATAAGCCGCATTTAGCCTGGGTAGATCCGTTGCTGGCGTTCATCGGTGGCGATCTATCCAGCCAAGAGACGGCCGGCGGATTCCTGCGTAATTTGCTTAACCCTCTGGCGCTAGCTGGTGGCTTTGCGTGGATGTTGATGCACCATACGCCTAAGCCGACGCGGGACGGCAGCGGCTATCAGGGCCACGACAAAGCCTACAGCGGATTCGGATCGTCTGAGCTGACGAACTGGGCGCGGAGCGTATTAACCCTAGCTCCTTGCGGTCAGGATGAGGAAGGCACGTACACCTACAAGCTAGAGGTGACCAAGCGCGGGAAGCGGTCTGGGTTGCGTCCTAACCGCACTGCGAGCGATTTTATAGCTTCTAACGTCCAGCCGTGTGTTCACCTAAAGCATTCGCAAGTGGGGCTGGCGTGGATCGAATCAAGCGCACCTGAAAAGACGGTAGGTCGTAAAGCCAGTGCGATCGATTGGGGCAAGCTACCCGAAGGGGCTAAATACAGCCAAGTCGTAGCATATGTGCAGAAGGCGACTGGGCTGCAGGAACGGCAGGCTAAGTCCCGCATTAAGCAGGCTAAGGATGACGGATTTATTGAGGAATCTAGCGACGGTTTATTCAGCAAAAAGGTGACAAATGAACCCTTTTAAAGTTAGTGCAGTAACCCTTATTGCACCAGTGCAGTATTGGGTAGCATGTTGGTGCAGTAATAATAGGCCTTTAGGCCTAATTATTGCACTAATGCAGACGGCTAAAACATTACTGCACCAAGCGTGGGAAAACGGAGTAGTAATTTAATATGATAGATCAAGAAGCAATCGAACGTATTCCAGCGGTAATCCCTCACCCTTCTATGATCATAGATAGCCTGCAGGATTTGGTATGGGAATCGTGTAGCGATCTTAAGATCACGGTCACCACGTCATCGGTTGCGACTATGACTAAGGTGATAGAGCATCTTTTCCAGCATTCGGCGGATCATCCTGCGATGGCTAACCGTACCGACACCCTAAGCCATGCCGTGCTGAATATATCCCTCAACCGATCGCCCGAATCGATGACGGCCGTGGCTAAGCGATTTAATCTAACTAAGCAGGCGGTCAGCAAGAAGGTGACTGAGATACACGATCGGTTGGGCATACGTGCACGATCACAGAAAAGCGAGAAGGCCCGTGAGTCTTACCGCAAGCGAGCATACCGCGTACACGCCAAGCGGCGGCGTGAGGCGCCTAAGTTTAATAACGCCGCACTAATGAAAGGCATGAACAAATGAAGCTAAAACCAGTAATAGAAAAACTAAACAACACACGCGACAAGGCGTTAGAGCTGATTGGCAAGACCATCGGATTAGCGTCTGATGCAGGTGCAATCATTCAGCAGGCAAGAGCAGATGGCCAAGACATTGTGGCTATCTGTGAAGAGGCAGGGATCACTGAGGAGGTGGGTAAGCGATATGAGAAAGTCGCTGCTGCACAGCACAAGCTAGCCAATGGCGACGCTGACCCCGGACTGATGCGCCAAACATATTTGCGTATCGGATTCCTCCCCGACCCCATCACCATGAGTGAGCCTAGCGAACCCAAGCACTTCCTCTTTCCAATCATGCAAGCACGGCAATGGCTAGCATCGAGAGGCGTGAAATTTATTTCACAGGACAAGGGATTGCGTGCGCAATTTCTTGCCGAGGCCGAGCCAATCGTTAAGACCTACAACGAATTAAAGGATAGCGCCTAAGGGCTATCGCTAACGAGATATGACAAAATGGCTAAGGAATCTTTTAATTTTGCGTTACAAGCCGCGATGGCAAAGACC